TTCCCTGAACTCAAAAGAAAAGCGCATGAGCATTACTGGTCTTGGGAACCCGATCAAATGATTGTGGAAAAGAAAGCATCTGGTGCGCCATTAATATTCGAACTTCGGGCGATGGGTATCCCTGTCACAGAGTTCACCCCATCCAGAGGTCAGGACAAGATTGCGAGAGTCAACGCTGTCTCTGATCTGTTTGCTTCCGGTGTGGTCTGGGCGCCGCCAACACGATGGGCAGAAGAAATAATCGAAGAATGCGCCTCTTTCCCTTCCGGTGATCATGATGACTTAGTGGACTCGATGAGTCAGGCACTACTCCGATTCCGACAGGGCGGATGGATCAGGTCAGAGATGGATGACTGGGAAGAGGAACAACCCAAGTATAGAAGAGTAGAGTATTATTAATTAAGATCGTGAAGCAAAAATCTCTTAGGATTAAATCATGGCAATAGAAAAACCAATGACTCCAAGCAACGTCGTGACCATCACCACAGATGATGAGCCAGATTTAGAGGTTGAGGTTATTGATCCTGATGCAGTCACCGTCACTGATGATGATGGCTCTGTGGCGATTGTTCTCGATTCAGAGATGCAAGAGGATTTGGTCGGTCCAGATCACTCTTCAAACCTAGCAGAGTATTTGCCAGAGGGTGAGCTGGAGTCGATGGCTTCTGATTTAATCGAGGCATTCAACAGCGACCGAACATCTCGTAAAGACTGGGCATCGTCATATGTCAAAGGTCTCGATCTTCTGGGTCTGAAAATCGAAGAGCGAGATCAGCCGTGGCCCGGAGCCTGCGGTGTGTTCCATCCTGTATTGACAGAATCAGTCGTCCGTTTTCAAGCACAGGCAATCACAGAAATATTCCCCGCTTCCGGTCCGGTAAGAACACAGGTCATTGGGAAACACAGTGAAGAAAAGTCGAAGCAGGCTCATCGTGTCGAAGAAGAGATGAACTATCTGACGACGGAAGTGATGACAGAGTATCGTGATGAGTTTGAGCAACTGCTGTTCAAGCTACCACTAGCTGGTTCTGCTTTTAAAAAGGTGTACTACGACCCGATGATGGAGCGGCCCGTCTCTATGTTTGTGCCAGCAGAAGACTTTGTAATTTCTTACGGGGCTTCTGATCTGCCAACTTGCGAGCGATACACCCATGTGATGAAGAAAACACCAAACGAGGTTTTGAAGCTCATGGTGTCTGGCTTCTATCGTGACATTGATTTACCTGACCCATCACCCGAACATTCAGATATTGATGAAAAGTATGACGAGATCGACGGCGAGTCGGCCTTTGCTATGGATAGCGATGATCGATTCACCATATTAGAGATGCATGTTGATATTGATCTACCTGCTCCGTTTGATGATCCTGACGGCATCGCCCGTCCTCATGTGATTACAATCGATAAGTCGTCGCGAAGTGTTTTGTCGATCAAACGCAACTACTACGAAGATGATGAGAAGAAGCGTAAGCGTTTGCACTTTGTGCATTACCCTTATCTTCCGGGACTAGGGTTTTATGGAATCGGATTGATTCATTTAATCGGCGGACTGACTAAGTCTGCTACCTCTATTCTCCGTCAGTTAGTCGATGCAGGAACCTTGGCTAACTTGCCTGCTGGATTGAAAGCAAGAGGATTAAGAATCAAGGGAGACGATTCACCGCTGATGCCCGGAGAGTTCCGTGATGTCGATATTCCGGGAGGAGCTATACGGGATAACATCTATCCACTCCCGTACAAAGAACCTTCCAGTGTTCTTTACCAGCTACTTGGCAATATTGTTGAAGAGGGCAGGCGCATTGGTTCGGTGGCCGATTTAGATATTTCATCCGCGAACGCTAACGCCCCAGTCGGAACGACGCTTGCGTTATTAGAGCGCAGTATGAAGGTCATGTCTGGAGTACAAGCCAGATTACACGCGGCTCTTCGTAAAGAACTTCGCATTCTGGCGAAGGTTGTTCATGACTTTATGCCAGAAACTTATGATTACGAGATGGAGGGTAGCCATAATCGGGTCAAGGATTTCGACGGCAGAGTAGATGTTATTCCTGTTTCCGACCCCAATGCATCCACGATGTCACAAAGAGTGATTCAGTATCAGGCCGCACTACAACTAGCACAACAGGCTCCACAGATATATGACTTAGGGCGGTTACATCGTCAGATGTTGGAAGTGTTGGGAATCAAAGAAGCAGACAAGATCGTTAAGCTGGAGGGTGATATCGACCCAACAGATCCTGTGACAGAAAATATGAAGATCCTTCAGCAAGAGGGGGTCAAAGCCTTCGCTTATCAAGATCATGAGGCACACATCGCGGTACATATGTCGATGTTGCAAGATCCAAAAATCAAAGAGCTTGTTGGACAGAGTCCTTTTGCCTCTGTGATACAGAAAGCGATGATCGAACACATCACCGAACACGTTGCCTTTGCGTATCGCAAAGGTATTGAGGTTCAGCTTGGCGCACCACTACCAGATCCAGACAAGCCGTTGCCAGAGGATGTGGAGTTTAATTTATCCAGCACCGTTGCTAAGGCCGCGCAAAAACTGTTGCAACAGGGTCAGGCAGAGATGGCGCAGAAGAAGGCGCAACAAGATGCTAAAGATCCTTTGACCCAGATACAGCAAAGAGAGCTTGCGCTGGAAGAGGCCAAGTTTGCACACAGCAAGGAGATGGATATTGCAAAACTTCAGATGGATACGGCGTCGAAACAGGCTACCGTTGAAACCGAAAGAGGTCGTATTGCTTCGCAAGAACGTCAGGAAGGCGCCAGACTTGGGGTCAAGATTGCGTCTGAAAAAGACAAGCTGGAGCGAAAAGATCAACTTGAGGGCGCCAAACTGGGGATACAGATTGCGGAATCAATTAAAAAAGAAACTGAATAAAAGTTCAACTGAACTTCTGGAGACCTATGGACGAGTTAGACTTGATTAATCAAAAGATAAGAGAACAAATGGATGCTATGGCAGATCATATGGCAACAGGTGGATGTCAAGGGTTTGAGGAATACAAGTATTGCTCTGGAGTGATCGCTGGTTTAGCGGTCGCAGAAAGAGAAATACTAGATATCAAACAGCGGATGTCTGTAGCAGATTAAAAAAACCATGATATAGTATTGGCAAACGCAAAAGCGCAAGGTACTACGAACCTCAATCGTAAGCAGGAATGACAATGCAAGTAAAAAGTTTTGAATTAACAGACGAACTGGGAGATAAGCTCCCTGTCCCATCAGGCTACAAAGTGTTAGTGGCCTGCCCCGAAATAGAAGAAACCACCGCAGGTGGCATTATTATCGCGGAAGAATATCGCGCAAAAGAATCTACAGCGTCAATCTTTGGATATGTGGTTAGCATGGGCAAAGATGCTTATGGTGATACTGACAAATTCTCATCCGGTCCTTACTGCGAAGAAGGCGACTGGGTAATCTTCCGTTCTTATTCAGGCACGAGATTCAAAGTCAATGGACAAGAGTTTCGTTTGATTAATGATGATTCAGTGGAAGCAGTTGTTGAAGATCCCAGAGGTGTTGAAAGAGCATGAACGAAGAACAGGAAATCCAAGTAGAAGACAACATCGAAACAGAAGTTGATGATGTCGAGATCATAGACGACACTCCTGAAGAGGATCGTGGTCGCGCCCGTAGAGCCAGCAATGAAGAGGTGGATATTCCCGATGATGATGAAATTCAAAAATATTCTGGAAGCGTTCAAAGCAGGATTAAGAAACTTCGTTTCGACTATCACGAAGAAAGGAGAGCCAAAGAAGAAGCAGAGCGAGTCCGTGAAGCCGCCATCTCCGACCTCCAAAGACTCCACGAAGAAAACCAAAAGCTCAAGGAAACCCTCAACAAAGGCGAAGGCGCCTTAGTTAATCAAGCTAAACATCGTGTTGAGGCAGAGCTTCAAAAAGCAAAGTCCAGTTACAAACAGGCTTATGAGGCTGGCGATACAGACGCGATGGTTGAAGCAAATGAGCAGATGGCAAAACTTGCCAGCGAAAAAGTCAAATACGATTCATATCAACCAAAGCCAGCTCCACAAAAAGAAGAGTTTGACCAGCAGAAGTATGCGACTCCGCAACAGCCTGCAAGGTTGGACGCAAGGACTGAGCAATGGGCTAAAGACAACGAAGACTGGTTCCGAAAAGATAAAGCACTTACAGGCTTTGCAT